TTAGCCGAACAGGTCGCGGCTAGCCTGTAGTGCCAGTTCCGCGTCACGCTCCTGATCGGCAAGTAGGTGCCCGTAGGTATCGAGTGTTAGCTGGATACTTTCGTGCCCAATCCACACTTGCAGGCGCTTGAGGTCGATACGGCTTTCAATCCATGACGAGGCAGCCGCGTGGCGCAGGGCATGGAAGCTATACTTGCCTGTCAGGATCGGCGCGCCTTCCTTGTCCACCTGCGGCTTGCCTGTCTTGTCGAGCTTGGGCACCCCTAGCCCTGCCCTCACCTGCAATGGGAAATACATGCGGCGAAGCAGGTTATTGTGACGCACAGGCGTTCCTGTGGCGCTGGGGAAGGCCAAGCCGAGCGCGGATGGTTTGCACCGCAGTTTCCACCGCTTCAATTCTGCGACCAGTTCAGGCGGAATAGGTATCGTGCGCCTACCCGCTTCGCTCTTGGGCGGACCTATCTGCCCCCATTCGTCGGCGCGCTGGCAAACCGTGATCGTGCCGGATTCTAGATCTATGTCTTGCCACCGCAGCCCGCGCAGTTCGGAAGACCGCAACCCGGTTGTAATGGCAGTCAGGATAAGCGGGCGTTCGGTATCTGTCGCAGCCTTGATTAGCTTCTTGAGGTCGGCGCGATCAGGCGGGACGATCTTTTCTGCCTCTCGCTTCAGCCTGCCAACCTTCACGCTGGCGGCGACATTCTGGGCAACGGCCCCAATCTCCATAGCGTTGTTCAGGATGGCCGAGAGCGCGCGGATTATCTTGCTGGCCATGGACCGCGACTGTGAGAGCAAAAGCTCTTGCCGCCATTCCTGCACCTGCGCCTTGGTGAGCGTGGAAAGCTTCTGCGCGCCAAACTTGGGGACCACGTGCAAGCGGGCTAATTCCCGGTATCGCTTGATGGTGCTGCGCTCTAGGCCCTCAGCTTCGCCAGCGCGTATCCAAAGGTCAGCGGCGACTGCGACCGTGACGCTATCGCGGGCATGGGTATGCCTGCCCTGCCGAACCTCTTGCTTGGCATTTTCCTCGTACTTATCGGCGTCCTTCTTACGCGCGAATTGCTTGGACCGGCGCTTGCCAGCCTGATCGCGGTAATCGACCAGCCACGCCTGTTTCGGCGTCCCGTCAGGGGCAGTCCAGGAGCGCTTACGAACCGTCATCGAGCGCTTTCGAAAGTTGGTTTGAGAAGTCTTTTCGTTCCTGCCACTCTATGGCCTCATGTTCTAAGAGGTCGGATAGGATACCGCGTGCAGCTTCTCGACTGACCTCATTCATCACGGCGTACAAGAGCTTGGCGACTAATTCCCGAAGCTGAATAACGATGTGCCTGTGGCTTTCGCCCACAATCACGCCGTAATCGCGCTGCCGAACGAAAAAAGCAGATAGGCTTTCAACGCTCTCGACTGACACCGCTTCCATAAAATCGAACTCGTTCTCCCCGTCGCTCGAAAGGTCTCGAAGGGCCTCCGGCCGAATGGTCCACATTAGGTCTGGCGAATCGTAGTACCGCGGTAGCTCTTCGAACTTTTCGTCAGGAGTCATAGCGTACATGAGCGCACGCCGGGTTGTTTCCCAATTGTCATTGAGAAGGCGAACAATCGTCTTCGGAGGCAAACCGCATTGAACAAGTTCGACCGCCATAACGAGTTGCAGCAGCATGTCTGAGCTATAGACGGCTCGCTTCCCGGTCCCAGTGTTTGCCCCTTCTGGAAACCCTAGCCTCTGAAAATGCTTGAGGCGGGCGCGGAATGCAGTTCGTTTGTCATCCGCTATTCGATGCAATTCGGCCAGCACACGCTCGACCTCAGCATACCCAAATTCAAGCATCCACAACCTCAAAGACTAAATTTGCAATTGCCCCTTGCACGGAGCGCTCGGAATGTCTAGTAAGACTAGGACTACATCTCGTCTTAGAAAGGAAAAAGAGATGCTCAATGGTGATTTGATCAACGGCGCGTCAGAGGCCGCCAAATTTATCGGGATATCCCCCAGAACCGTCTATCACATGTGTGAGGCGGGGACGCTCCCATTCATCAAAAAGGGCAAGCGGCTCTATTTTCGCAAAAGCGAACTCGAAGCGGCGTTCCGCAGTCAGGCGGCCGCGTGATGGAGCTAGATACGAAAAACCCCCACGCGGGTAGCGCAGGGGCTTCGAATGTTCTTGGTCGGAACACTGAAGCTTCTAGCACTTCGGTAGAGCAGCGCGCAACCACAGAGTTCGCCCATAAGGCACAACTGCACACGCAGGCCGAGGCGGCAATGAACCTCTGCATGGCGCGCACCGGCGACGATAGCGATGCATACGAGGACGAGCTTGCCAAGCTTGCTTCGGACCACGCGGAAGCCCTCGACGCGTTGATGATCCTGCCCGCCCCTTCTCTGGCGGCGCTAGGCCAAAAGCTTCGGATCTTCGCTCGCCACAACCTCGCCAGCGGATGGTGGCGCGGGGAAGAGATTGCGGCGATCCTCGCTTGTGATGCCAACCGGCTTTTGCCGTGGAGCGATCGCACGTGAGCGCGCCTGCCCCCTTCCCACAAGTCGGGCACCTGCTCGACGCTGCAAGCGCAGCCAAGCTCGCTGAGACGTTGGTTACTATACAGCAACTCAGCGGCGAGGCTGCGGCTATCCTGATCGAGCGGATGGACGCAATCGAAGGCGATCCTGATGCCGAGGATGCAACCTGTCTGGAGGATGATTTCACCCTTCAGATCGCCCACCTGTTCGGCCCCGGCTGTCCCATCGCTGATCCCGGCGGCTGCGAGCATGATGGGCGCGAACCTGACCATGAGGTTTGACCCATGGGCACACCTCGCATTTTCACCACGGCTCCGTCGCGCCTGATTGCCGACAACGAGCTAACCGCTCTCGAAATGCGCGTGCTGCTAGTAGTGGCACTGCATGACGGTATGAGCGGCGTAAAAGGAAAGGGTGGCGGGTGCTATGCCCGCCATTCCAACCTCGCCAAGCTTTGCCGCACCGATACCACACGCTTCAGCAAGGCAGTCTCACGGCTGATCCGGCTGGGCTATTTGGTGCGCGAACCTCAGTTGATGGACAAGCGCCGCTTCACCCTGCGCGTTGTCTATGACGAGGATGATAGTTGGCGAAACGGTCTACTATCCGATGGCGAGATAGTTGACGCCCCCGAAAAAGTAGTTGGCGAACAGGTCAACCCGGATGGGGAGATAGTTGGCGAACGCGACACCGGAAATGGCGGTTTCTCTAGGCGGAACGCTGGACACTATATTTCTCTAAGAGAGGAACTAGATTCTGTAGAAACAGGGGAACTAGATTACCTGGAAAGGCCACTAAATTCCTCTGAAGAGGCGCATCTGCGCGATGCGTCATTTCCGCCTGATGATGATGGGCAAGAATGGCGGGTGCCTGATGCCCTTCGAGCAGGAAGAGAAGCCGCTGAAGCGGGGCGGGTCGAATGGGCACTGAAGGCCCACCTCCCGCCAAACTTCGAAACGTTGCCCTTGGGCGCTCAGGTGTCGAAGCTCGAAAAGGCTTTCACGGCGATTGGCCGCGACCCCTTGGCGCTCCGAGACGACGAGCGGGGGAAGTACCAAGCGATCCTATTCGACATCTACGAAACCTGCACCGGCTCCGAGCAGGAAGCCACCGCACAGCAAGCCCTTCGCTTGAGCGACGATATGGCTGTCTTTTGAAAGGCACATGATGACCGGAACGATACTCTACGGCGTGAAGCGCATTGCCGAGCATTTAGGCAGCGCATCCCGGACCCCGCTTAGCGTGCGCCAAGTGGCGTACATGATCGAGCAGGACCGACTGCCAACCTTTCGGATGGGGGCAGTCATCTGCACCACGCCGGAATTACTAGCGGAACATTTTAGCAACATTGCAAAGCGCGAAAGCGGGGAAGGCTAATACCATGAAACCGACTATCACGATGATGCAGCTTGTACGCGAGCGGCAGCAGGCCAACGGCTATACATTGCTGGCGCGGTTCACCTTCGAGGATCATCACTTCGAGTTCACCAATTGCGGCCTGCTTCGAGCGCCTAACGGGAACGTCACTGTCGCACTTCCCAAGTCGCGCGGGAAAACCTCGACCGTGCGCTATACCGACCGCGATGCCCTCTTCGACCTGATCGAGGTGGCCACCGGCAAGTACGAGGCGCTAGGCGGCGACAAAACCAAGGATGAAGGCAAGAGCTCGATCTACGAGGTGCCCCTGCCCCCTGCGATCATGAGGGCCGAACGTGGCTAAGTGGCCCTACAGCACAGCGCGCTGGCAGCGCCTACGCAAGGCACACCTTGGCATGTATCCGCTCTGCCAAGCGTGCCCTCGACCCACACCAGCTAACCACGTGGACCACATCAAGCCGATAAGCGAAGGCGGACACCCCTTCCCCGGCCATGAAGGGCTACGGTCCTACTGTGCCGCCTGTCACTCGGCTAAGACAGCGCGGGGCTTTGAAGCGGGGGCAGTCAAGACAGACCGTCCCCGCAAGGGCTGCGATGCCAACGGCAACCCGCTCGACAACGCGCACCCATGGGCCACAAAATCGCTCAGGGCTGACCGCTTAGGACCGCTGGGGGACAATCACACTCAGTTAGTTGACCGGGGGCCGAACGATGGGCGCTAGAGGTCCAGGCGCGGGAAAGCTTCGGCAGGTTGCTGCGGCGTATGACGAGGCGGCGCACACAGCGCAGCCATGGGAAAAGGAAGGGATGCCCGAGGCCGAGCGGGTTATCGCCTTCCTCGAAAGCTTGCCCGTTGTCTCTGGCTTGAAAGCTGGCGAACACCTGGAGCTTCTAGACTTCCAAAAGCAATTCGTGCGGGGCGTATATGGGCCGCGCACCGATGGTGGCGAACGTCTAATCAGGCTGGCGGCGCTCAGCGTGGCTAGGGGTAACGGAAAGTCGGCAATGCTGGCGGGGCTGTCTCTGGCGCACCTGCTAGGCCCCTGTGCCGAGTCCTATGGCGAATGCTACGCGGCGGCGCTCGACCGGGAGCAGGCCAGCGTGCTTTATCGGATGGTCAACGCCTACATTCTCGAAACACCGTGGATGGCGGCGCGCGTCAATATCAGGGACCAGACCAAAGAGGTGATCGACCATGACACAGGGTCGATATGGAAGGCCCTCACTTCGGACCCCCGAAAAGCCCATGGCCTAGCCCCGTCATTCTGGGTTGCCGACGAGGTGGCGCAATGGCGCAGCCGAGAGCTTTGGGACAACCTCGCCACCGGTATGGGCAAGCGCAAGTCTGCGCTAGGCGTGACGATCAGCACACAAGCGGCGGATGACCTGCACTTCCTGTCTGAAATGCTCGACGCGGAACCTGTGCCGACGATATACACCCAACTGCACACTGCCCCGGATGATTGCGAGCTAGACGACCGGGAAGCATGGGCAGCGGCTAACCCTGCGCTTGGGGACTTCCTGAACGAGGACCAGTTTGCCGACGCGGCGACGCGGGCAATCCGCTCGCCTTCATTCGCACCTAGCTTTCGCCTGTTGCAGCTTAACCAGCGCGTTGCAGCCGAGGGCCGGTTTATCGAGCAGGCGGATTGGGATGCCAATGGCGAGCCCTTCGACATTGCCGAGCTAGAGGGCAAAGAATGCTTTGGCGGGCTGGATCTAGGCAGCACGCGGGACCTGACCAGCTTGGCCCTGTATTTCCCGTCTGAGGGCAAATTGCTTTCGTGGCACTGGATACCTGCCGACACCGTAGAAAAGCGCGTGGAGCGTGACAGGGTGCCCTATGACAAGTGGATCGCGGACGGATGGGCACAGGCCACCCCCGGCAACGCACGCGATGATCTATCTATTATCCTTTCGCTGGCGGACATTCGGGCACGCTACAACGTGCAGGGCATTGCCTATGACAACTGGCAGATGGCCCCGCTCGAAAAGCGATTGAACGACGAGGGCGTTACCCTGCCCATGCAAGGCTTCATCCAAGGCTTTAAGAGCTTCGCCCCGGCTGTGGATGCCTTCGAGACTTCGCTTCTCAATCGCCGCCTGCGCCACAACGGCAACCCCCTGCTTCGCTGGCAGGCGGGCAATACCATGGTGGAAACCGATGCGGCCGGAAATAGGAAGCCCTCGAAAAACCGCTCGCTTGACAAAACAGATGGTATTGTTGCAGCAATAATGGCGTGCGGTTTAGCAGCAAGCGATAACCCCCTTCCCCCCATTACACTTGATTCAATCAAGGTGCTGTAAGTCAAACGGGCCAGTTGTAAGGCGCTGTGCGAGATTAAGGCACCCGTTTCCGCTATAATTCGTCATGGCCGAATTAGGGAACGGGCGGCCTTTCGCTTCAAATTCCCTTGGCACTAACACCCCTTGGGAGAATATACTTTGGCGAAACTTCACGAATTGCTCGAACAGCGCGCGGATGCACACGATGCCATGAAGGCAGCGGATGCGAAGGACGATAACGCAGCCTTCGAGCAGGCAGAAACCGAATGGCGCTCGCTCGACGAAAAGGTCAAGCGCGCACAGGCTATCGAGAACGCACAGCGTCTTGAGGCTGGCGAACCCGTCAACGGGCAGTCAGACCCGCAGCTTCGCAACGAGCTTCGCAAGTTCTGTGTCGGCAAGATGATCGCCCACAAGGCGGGCCTTGGCGCTGATGCAGGCTTTGAAATCGAAATGCAGGGCGAGCTTGCCAAGCGTGCCGGCAAGCAGGCGGAAGGCTTCTACGTCCCGACCGAGATTTTCGAGCAGCGCGTAGCGTTGACCTCGACCAACGGCGCTATCGTGGACAGCGATTATCGCCCGGATCAGTTCATTAACGCGCTGACCAATTCCACCATTATGGGCCAGATGGGTGCGACCACCCTCACCGGCCTGACCGGCGATGTTATCCTGCCCCGCGAAACGGGTAGCCCGAACGTCGGCTGGGTGAACGAGAACGAAGCGCTCGGCACCGGCGATGCAACCTTCGATAGCGTGGGCCTGTCGCCCAAGCACGTTGGCGGTATCTCCGAATATTCGCGCCAGATGGTGATGCAATCCAGCCCGGATATCGAGAACCTCCTGCGCGGTATGCTTGCCCGCGACATCGGCACCGAGATTGACCGTGCAGCTATCAGCGGCACCGGCGCAGATGCGGAACCGCTCGGCATTCTGAACGACACGGACGTTCCGACCGTGGCTTTCGATACGGACCTGTTCACCACTACGGCGGATATGATCGGCGCAGCGGACGCGGCGAACGTTGGCAGTCGGCGTGCCTTCCTCGCAACCAATGCGCTGAAAATCTCGGCCATGAAGCTGCGCGACGCGAACGAGCTTCCGATTCCGCTGTCGGCTACCTTCCATGGCGAGACGGTCAACTTCACCAATCAGGCCCCGAGCAATCTTGGCGTTGACGAGGACGAAGAGGCGCTGATCTACGGCGACTGGCGCGACTTCCTCATTGGCGTTTGGTCGCAGCTTGACGTGCTTGTGAACCCCTATGCGGAAAGCGCTTACAGCAAGGGCAACCTGCTTATCCGCGCGATGGCAACTGTCGATTTCGGCATTCGTCGCCCTGGATCGTTCGCAATCGCCACTGGCGTGAATGCATAAGCAATGGCGGCGCGCAGTTCCCTAAGCGCCGCTGTTGAGCGGCGGGCCTTTTCCGAAATTCGGGCGAGTACCGGAGGACGGAAGATCGAAGGTTACGCTGCTACGTTCGGCGTGGAAGCGCACATCGGTTCCTTTGTGGAGACAATCGAGCCGGGTGCCTTCCGCGCCGCACTAGAGGGCGACATTCTAGCCCTGCACGACCACGACACCGGCAAGGTTCTTGGGCGGACCCGTTCTGGCACCCTGCGGCTGGCAGAGGATAGCCGGGGGCTGCACTTCGAGCTTGCCCTTCCTGATACACAAGCGGGCCGTGACGTAATGGCCTTGGCCGAGCGTGACGACCTTGGCGGCATGAGCTTTGGCTTCAACGTTCCTAAGGGCGGCGAGCGATGGGAGGGCCAACGGCGCACCCTTTCGCTGATCGACCTTAAGGAAATATCGGTTGTCAGCGCGTGGCCTGCTTACCCGGATACCGAGATTGCCCTTCGAGCCTTTGCACAGGGCTGTGAAGCACGGCGGCGGCAACGGGTGCTTACCATTGCGGAGACTGCCCGATGGGCTTCCTAGAGCGCGCACGCGGCTTCCTTGGCCTTGAACAGCGCGGCGACACCTCACCCCTAGACCCCTCCTGGCAGGCCCTTGCGCCGCAGGTAGGAGCAACCACGGCGACCAGCGCACGGCAGGCTGAGCAGCTTTCGGCTATCTCGGCTTGCGTTGGTGCTATCAGTTCGGCGCTCGCCTACGTTCCGCCCTACGTTTACCGCAGGCAGGCGGATGGCACGCGGGTGGAGGCGATGAGCCACCCCCTGCGCCAGATCGTGCGCGGCGGCGTCAATGAGGGCATGACTTGGCCCGAGCTAGTCGAGCACTTGCTCGCTTCCACCCTGCTAACCGGCAACGGGCTGGCCGAGATCAAGCGCAGCGGCAACGGGCGCTTGGCCGGTTTCCAATGGATCCCTTGGCAGCACGTAACCGTCACCAAGCTTTCGAGCGGGCGGATTGCTTACGATATCAACGATGGCACGCGGACGCGCCGCCTGTTGGATGGCGAGGCGTTCCACCTGCGCGAGCGCACCGACGATGGGATTGTTGGCAAGAGCCGTATTGCCCGCGCTGGCGAGACTGTCGCAGGCGTGCGAGCAGCGGACCTATGGGCGCGATCGTTCCTGAATAACGGCGCAGCCCCTAGCGGCGTGATCGAAAGCGAGCGGCCCCTTACAGAGGCGCACACGCTCGACCTCAAGACACAGCTTGCGAACAAGTTTGTCGGCGCGGTCAACGCGGGCAGGCCCTTGGTGCTTGAAGGCGGTATGAGCTGGAAGGCCATTAGCCTTTCGCCCGAGGACTCGGAATTGCTCGAGACGCGCAAGTTCGGCGTTGTCGAGATTTGCCGCCTGTTTCAGGTGCCCCCGCCCATCATTCAGGCGTATGAGAACAACACCTTCACCAACGCGGCACAGGCGGGCCTGTGGTTTGCGACATTCTGCCTTGCCCCATGGGCGCGCAGGATCGAGGCTGAATTTGCCCGTTCGGTATTTCCTACCGGCAGCGAGCTAGAGCTAGAGCTAGACCTTTCAGGCTTCCTTCGCGGCGATCCTGAAACCCGTTGGAACGCGCACAAGATCGCAATCGAAACCAAGGTGCTGGACCCCGACGAGGTGCGGCAGATGGAAGGCTGGAACCCAAGGGGGAAAGCTGATGGCTGATCTAATCGCCCTGAGCGAAACCAAGGATTACCTGCGCGTTGACGGTACAGCCGATGACGCCACGCTGGCCACCCTGATCGCTGCGGCAAGCGAAGCTGTGACTGGTTTGGCCAACGGATGGGACCCGAGCGACCCTGTGCCCGAACGCCTAAAGCTGGCCACGCTGATGCTAGTGGCGGATTGGTTCACCAACCGCGAGGCAGTGACGGTAGGCACGACTGCGGCCCCCGTCCCCTATGGGGTGCAATGGCTGGCGCACGACTATCGGAAGATGGCGATATGAGGGCTGGCGCGCTCGACCGTCGCGTTACGATTGAACGCTATAGCGTCACTCAGAACGCCTACGGGGAGGAGATAGAATCTTGGTCCCCGCTGGCCACGGTATCGGCGCAGGTGATCCAGCAAAGCGGGCGGGAGTTCCTTGCGGCTGATGCCACGCAGGCTTCTGTGCGCGTCCTGTTTCGCCTGCGCTGGATCGAGGGCGTGAGGGAGACTGACCGCGTGATCTACGGCGACCGCCAACACGATATCCAAGAGGTCAAGGAATTGGGCCGACGCGAAGGCCTGGAGCTTATGACCGTGGCGGCAGCATGACCCAACCCCATAAGCCTGAATTGGTCCGGCGCGCGGAGGCGACTACCGCCACCATGAACAAATACCGGAACAAGCCCTTCAACTGGAAGGCGGGAACCACCTGCATTCACCTGCTGCGCTTTCACCTGCGCCAGCTTGGCTACAAGCCCGAACCTTTGCCCCGCATCCGTTCGGCCATTGGTGCGCGCCGTGCGCTTGATAAGCGCGGCTGGCGGCACGTTGGCGATATGCTCGATACCTTGCTTCCGCGCGTACCGGGGCACGCCTCAATGGCGCTTGGCGATATTGCCATGCTCCGCAGCGGCGACGGGTTCGGCGCGATCACGATATGCGCTGGCCCGCTCAAACTGATGGGCTGGCATGACGATGTAGCTGGAATGGCCGTAATGGAGCCCCACGATATCGAGGGGGTTTGGCGTGTCTAAGGCCCTCAAGACAGTTGCGACCGTTGCAGGCGTTGCCGCCCTCACACTGGCCATTCCCGGCGTTGGCGGCGCGCTGGGCCTATCGGCTGCGGCGACCTCGAAGGCCGTAGCCATAGCCTCTCTAGTTTCCACCCCCGCCTCTACCGCTGCGGCAGCATACGCGCGCCCCCTACAGGAGCGAACCAATGACATTGATGAACGGCCTTATGTACCAAGGCAAAGCCTATCTCTGGGTCGATACGGCAGTTTGGGACCCGACCACCGGCGAACGCATCGGAGACGCGGAAAAGGCCTTTGTGGGCAACCTGTGGCCATGGGCAGCGGTCCACACCGGACACATAGACCCGAGCGACTTGAACAAGGTTGCGCGGCGCATGGCAGAGAGGCCCAACCTAACCCCCGAAGCACTAATTCGGGACGCTATCGAGGTTTTGAGGATCGAAGCCGACGAGGGGCGCTTGGGTCGCCTTCTACTTGCCTACCCCTGCCCGGAATATGGCGCACGGCTGACGATCATATCGAACCGCGACTTTCTACCCGTCGCCAAGGCATACGAGCCGCACGATGTGGGAGAGTTCCTTTGCAGCGGCAACGGGGCCGATTGGGCAAAAGGCTACCATGGACGCGATTTGACACCTGAGGAGGCTCGCAGCTTCATCCGCCTACAGGCACAGCATCCGTTCGATACCGAGGATGGCTGGCAGGGCTTGGGAATTGGCGGCGACATTCTCGAAATAGAGGTTGCCCCCAACGGCGTGCAGGTGCGCAAGCTATACAATCTCGACGAAGCCAAAGCGGCGTAG